GGTTGTAGGGTTAACAGAAGTAACAATAAGATCAGCAAACTTAAGAGGAAACTTCTCAGCATCGGATAAGCTTGTATCGAGCATAAATTGAAGCATAAAGTTGCTTTTACCCATTGAAGCTTCTCTTTGTAGTAAGTCTTCATCGTCAAATCTATCTGGGTCAGTGCATTCGTTAGGTTGTGCTCCTTGTTCTATATCTTCATATAACTGAGGTGCTAGGAGTCCTCCATAAGACTCGGTTTTTCTTGGATATCTTGCGGGCCAAATAAACGGCTTATAGTTCCGCTCTGCCAAACGAGTATAAATACTAAAGCTATTCTGATAAGTCCCAAGAAAACAAATACGCGAATCATCCGATGGCGTAAGGATTGACTCGGTTTCCGTACATAGTTGAAGAAGTTTTTCACGCATCAACTCCGTCATACTGTTGCCTGGCACTTCTACATCGTCCAGGATTATCATGTCTGCACGACTTCCTGTTAACTGTGATGTAATACCCAGGGACTTTACGGAAGGTGCTTGGTGCGGAGGACAGTTGACATCGAATGATATTCTCGACCATCGTGCGTCTTCGTTTGTTGGTTGTAGGTGGTTTAACCATTTCGTTTCTACTATTAGTTTCTGTAAAAAGATCGACATATTATCTGCTCTATCCTTAGATGCAGAAATGATCATTATTTTTTTCTCGTTGTCTTTAAATAATGTCCACAGAACAAAACCAGCTGTAATCCAGGATTTACCTACACCACGAAACGCCTGGATTTGTAAACGTTTAGGACCGTATTGTAAGTAATCTGCTATAGCATATTGTGCTCTTGTAGGTTCGGGTAGATCAAGCTGATCCCACAATGCCTGTAGGAAAAGCTTGAAATCATTTTTTAGACTATCTATGACACTCGTCATTGGTTCAGCATCTTTTGAATCATCTGGTTTCTTTTTGTTATTTTCTGCATAGCTTGTGCAGCTGGTGCTTTATTTTTTTTATTTAATAAAAGTTTTTTTGCAGCATTCATAAGAGGATTCTTTTTTTTCTTTTTCTTCTTAGCTGGCTTTTTTATAAGAAGTGATTCTCTGTTTTGATACATTTGTTCCATTAAGCTTTACCTAATCTTTTTTTTGCCATTGCTTTGGCTCTGTTTCTAGCCTTTTCTTTATTTTCTGCGCGTCTTGCAGCAACACTACCTCTTCTAGCTAATTTGCCTCTTTCTGTTTTAATAAACTTTTCCTCAAAACGTTGTCTCCTTGTTTTCTTAGGTGCTTCTGTTTTTGTTGTAGTGTTAGAAACTGTTGTAGTTGTTTTATTTACAGCTGGTGTAACTTTAGATTCAGTTTTTACAGGTGATGACTTCTTAACTGTTTTATTAGCAGTATTTACTACGTTGTTTGTAATCTTAGGTTGTTTTGGTCCTTTGTATTCATTAATACGAGTACCTGGTACAACTTTTTTCTTTGCTACTTTTTTAACTGGTTTCTTTTTACTAGTTAGTCTTTTAGCTAAAGGTACAACTTTACCTAAACCTTCATATTTACCAGTTTTTTTATTAGGTCTAAAGATATCTACTACTTCTTTACCAGAATCATATGCTTCTTTTAATAGCAATGCTCTGCCACCAAGTTTTCCTATTGGACCAGTTTTTTGTGCAAGTTTAGAAAGTCTCTGTCCTGTTTTTTTAAGAGGAAACTTTCTAATTTTATTTACAACTGACTTTGCAATCTCCTTAGTTCTATTTCTAGGAAGACCTTTTATTGGTTTTTTGCCTGGTGTTGGACCACTACCTTTTGCTGCCCTTGTTTTTTTAAGTTGTGCTTTTTCTCTTCTTAATTTAGCAGCCTCTGCACGTTTATTAGCTGC